GCTGGAACTTGAATGTTATGGACATCCGTACGACCACCGGCCGTGCCCTGTACAAGACCTTCCGGATGAAGAATGCCACGATCTTCCTGACGCATATACCACGGATCCGCTTCCATGCTTGAAGGAAAGCCACCCGTCGCCATTTTATGTGTTTTACCACCACGAGCAAAGCCTCCGTACAAAGGAGTCGTAGGTTTTTGTTGCGGAATAGGAGGTGTCTGCTGTGCAGTAGGCGGAGGCGTATATGCTCCGGTTTTCGGAATAAACTGCTGCATCATCCCAGCGGTTTGATCTTGCGTCGGCGATATAAACTGAGAAGGATCAGGTAGTTTAGAAATATTGATATCAACGCTCCCGCCTCCGGCGAAACCTTTACGTTGCTGACTATACGCAATTGCAAGGGCTTGTTTTTGCGGCTTGCCGGCGTCTATCTCAGTCTTCACGTTATGACTGAAAGCTTCGCTAGATTTTCCGTGGGCCAGGGGCATCGTTAGCTCGCTGTGACGCTTATGTTGACGGTGGTGGCCGCGAACGTAACAGTCGCGCCCGTGTTATTTTGAATGACGGCGAAGACAGTGCCGGCGGCTTGAACGTAACCGGTTATCGCGCAACCTTTAAGATCTTCGCCGAGCGAAGCTTTAGCGAAGCCACCAAGGGTGACGCCGGTGATCGGGAAACTGATTGATGCGCTCGCGTTATTCGCGATGCCGCCCGGTGTCCAGTTTGCGGACCCTGTTTTTGGCGGAGGAAAAGCTGTGTTGAAAGCGGTCGTTAATTTGGCAATATTCGTCGCTATCAGATTTTGCGCATTGACCGCGCCCTGTACTGTCGCTACGAGAGTTTGCAGGTTAACCTGCTGGGAGTCATTTGGAGGCATCCCACACCGCTAACGTGAAGTAAAACTTACCATAATCAAGGCTCAACGTCCATAATGCTCTAAAGCATGACAATTTGGGCAAAGAACCTCGATATTCTCAATACCGTTGTTTTTTCTATTTCGGTCTCTGTGATGGGTTATTAATATTTCAGGGTGTTCCTTGTACCCACAGCGAACACAGTGCTTTAAAAGCCCTCTCTTCTTCATCTGGATTCGCAGTGCGGCAGGAAGCTTTGACCAAGGGCCTTGGTTACCTATTTTTATGCATTTCGGCGAACAATAGACTTTTGTGGCTAATTTTGTTTTTAACCGGGAAACAATAGTCGTGCATACATAACAAGAAACATTAACTCTTTTCTGCGCGCTTCGATTTTGACCTGAACAGCTATACGAGCAAAAATGTCGTTTTGATGGATCACTTTTCCTTATCCATATTAATTTTCCACACTGTAAACATGGCTTAAATTTTCCTTTAACTGAACGTGGTCGTTTTCCCGTTGGTGCTACCCTGTGTTGTGACATTATCTTCTCCCGTCCGGGCTACCAAAAGTAAGCATTTCACCAAGGCGCCAGAAGCTACCTAGATCTGAACTACCTACTCTAACCGATACAAGTCGCCCTCGTCCACGAACAATGAGATATTTTGTTGCAGACGTGTAATTCAGAGGCCCAACTGTGAAGACCGGGCCACCTGGATAATCTTGAAAGTAAAGAGTTATTTGCAGGGTAGCACTCTGCAAAATGGCGTCCGGAATTAACCTCTCCAGGAAGGTAAATTCAAGGCCCTCAGATATCTTAAAGAAGCCGCTCTGTGCGTAGCATGTCATCGCCACACCGTCGGCATCATTCGTGCTTTCATGTTGCTGGATCAGACCGGCGCCGTCGACACCAAGCGGATTAGTCAAAATCGACTGGTCGAGCCATGCCGTGCGGATAATCGCATTTATAGGATCGAAACTCCACGTCCCATCGGCGTACATTGTCACGCGCGTATCGTTTTCGCCGTTACCAGTTGCCGAGGGGAAGCACCATGACATTTCGTTAAAGAAACTGTTTGGCGCGCCGATAATTTTAGCTGACTGAAGGACATTAAGATTTTGGAAAATCTTATCCCATACAGGGCACGGAACTCTTTGAACCGAATTACCATCGTAAACAAAGAAACCGTTATAGGACATCCAGTAGACTTTTCCGCCCAGGACACCCTTCGCATTTTGACCAATTAACCCGCAGCCTTGCCCAATTTCCGTGAAGCCGTAAACAAGCGGGAAGCCGATATACGACATGAGCCATAGACCCACATCTGTCCAGATCAGGCCGGTCTGCGGGCCTTGCATACCACCGACAATACGCGCTCCACGCGGAATCCGGAAAGACCCGGCCTGGTTCGTAGCTGTTGCTGTCCATGCAGTGTAATCACTGATATCGGACCAGCGAACGAGCATATTGTCAGGACTTGAACCACCCCCGACTGACGCGGCCAGTGCTACGACCTGTTGCTGCGGCATCGCTGTGAAAATACCCGCGCTGACATTCAATGGTGCCGTGGCGATTAATGTCGCTGGGTTATTGATGAGACCATTCTCGGAAACCCACACATAAACGCCGCCATTTGTATACGAGGCTACAACGTCGGTGCCCCAATAACCAAAGGACCAAAGACGGGCCTGAACAAAAGTGGAGGCGGATCCAAAACCGTAAACACCGGATCCGTATTGACCTGCACCGTATAGACCTGTCTGCCCTGAACTCGATGCTTGCCCGGGCGCCAGTAGATATTCAATGCGTACCTGGCCGCCGTTTTCAGACCCGGAAGTTGACGCATTCGCGTTCGAACTTCCGGTGATCGTGAAGTTGTTCGCGTCGATAATAGACGCAGTGTTGTAAGCGCCAAAGAGTACAACCGTTGCGACGGTGGTGGATATGTAAACGGTATAAATCTGGCCTAAAACAAGGCCGTGATTGTTCAGTGTAACCTGAACGGTAGGGGACGTATTTGTTGTTGTAAAGAGCGCTGCGGCGCCACCGTTTGATACGTTCGCAGTAGCGTTAGCCGCTGCCGTGATATTATAATTATTTGCATCGATTACATTCTGAACGGTATAGGTTCCCTGAAGAATTAGGCCGCCGACGGATATCGGGTTTACGATAATAATTGTATTACCCGCCACGGCCGGGTTGCCGGTGTCGGTAACTTTGACGGTTGGGGATCCGATACTTGTCGAGAAGGAAACGGTGACGTTATCGGTCTGTGCGACGGGGGTTACGTTATAAAGCGTCCCGGCGCTATAAACTTCAAAAGCCTGTTCGCTACCAAGGGCGATATACTGATTGGCTGAAGCATCCTGCCAGGAGAGCATCGCGCGCGCCGTGCCGAGAATTGCGGTCGATGTAAGCCGCATCCAGCCGCCGTATTTTTGAAGATATCCTTGGAAGAAACGAACGAGTTGAGATAAAGACCAGCCGCCCTCGTTGAGCAAACTGGTGGCTTCGGTATTAACTCCCGGACGAACTATGAGTCTTTGTGCGGGCATCTATCATGTCCTTGGCGGTTGAGCTTCGGGTGCCGGGGAGAATGGCACCCAGCCGACGCCTTGACCTTTTCGTCTCTGCTCTTCGCTCAACGCATTTTTAAGTTGTATTCCATACTGAGTTTCCCACGACATCGCTTGTCTTGGATCGTCGCCCTGGGCGCCGTAATTCTTTTGATAACCCGCCAGGAAAATCATACAAGCAGCGATTAGAAGATCCGGATAAACGTTGCCGATATAGGTCGTCTCGTTGGTCGCGCTCATGGCCGTAGGGCGGAACGTGCCAGTAATCGCCGCGTTGTAATTTTGATCCGGGGTTGGTTTTACAACAATCACGGCGTCGTTTTTCATCGCCCAGGTATCAGGAACGCCTTGTAGCGTTACGTCGGGCCACGTTGAATCGATATAATCGAGTGAAGCTTGTTCAAGAATATTCTGTTTTCCATTGGTTGTCGTGCTGCCCACGGGAGTCATGGCTGACACGCCTTGCACAACGAGAATTGTGTGCGCGCTCGTCGGCAGAGTAAATTCTCTGCTACCAGCAACAAAGTTGGTCGGTGAATCAACTGTTCGCGTCGCGACAAAATCCATATCGCGATAAATGCGTTGTTCGGCGTACTGGATTGCTGCGGGCAAAATGGTCGTATAATCGGTACTCGGCCCTTGATCGGGGAGTATCGTCTGAAGATACGTATTCAACTGGTCATAGGTCATCGCCATGAAATAGTCCTCATGGTGTGCATATCCAATATATCTTCACGCTCGTTAACGCGCTAGCAAGACTGATCGTTAAAGCGGAAGATGAAATGGACGATATGTCTGCTACCGCCGACGTATTGCTATCACTAATAACACAGGTAGGAGTGTAGGCGAGCGTTGTAGAGAAATTCAAAGTCACTGAAGAAACGCTTGAGCCACTCGTTAGGGAACCGCGATAATCTGTTGACCCGGTGGCTACGGAAGAACATCCAGTCCCGCAGGTGGGTGTTCCAGAGCTACCCACGTTTAATACACCTGTAGTATTTGATGTAGACCCTGTACTGCTATCGCCAGCTAAGCCTGTATCGTTTAAAAATACAGAACCAGCATATTCAGATAGATAAACCGTTCCAATTAAACCTGTGGTTGTCGGACTGGTCCCAACCGCTGTTCGATATACTTTATAATAAGCCGCACCCTTAACAGGGGTGATTGTCACAATATTATAATTTGAAGTTGTTAAAGTAGCATTTCCAGTTGCCGTACTACCCCCTGCAGATACAGGACTATTATAACCAGTTGATGTAAAAGCTACGACTTTATATGTACATGTGGTTGATCCAGCGGTCCCAGCT